TCCTCCACCACACATTTCAATTTCAAGTTGTTTTAAAGTTGCGGGAATTGTGTATAAATAAGGAAACGCAACCCTTCGTGATGGATAATTAGCTGCTAGATATTTATCGTTTTCAGCAACTCCTGCTGCATTTGTAACTTCAAAATAGTTTGTTCCACTTCCTGTCACAGTAAAAGTTCCTTTATTACCAACACTCCCTAAATACATATAAACAATTGTCCCAACAGGGAACGTGGTTGAATTTATAACGGGGTCAGCCCCTGTTCCATCCCAAGTATACCTAAATGTTGTCCCAGCAGGATTTGTAATATCAAATCGAGTTGAGGAGTCTCCTAATTTAGAAATATAATCATATTCATATTTCACGATTGCAATTGAGTTTAAAGCATTTTCGACAATAGACTGCTTCGTTTTCAACGGAGTCATATAAGTAGTATCCTCTGTTCCAGCTTCCGCTTGTGCCTGACTTGCCTTCGGAGGAACAAGATTTGACCAAGCAATCTTCTTCGTGATTCCTGTAGTAACATCAGTAATGGGAATTACATCCGTAGCTATAGGAGGAGTGTAACTTGTTAATTGAGTGATTTTTAGATCTGCCATTGTATATTTTGTTAAATTTTATAAAATCTTATTCGTATGCACTAGGTGGATTCGGTCCGACGATAGTTAGAGCTACTGGTAGGTCGGCTACAAGATAAGATGAGTTATTTATAAGACCGCTTTGACCAACATCAAAGCTTCCTTTTAATTTAAGAAAAGTTCCATCCCACGTAAGGTAATTTGTAGCTGGATCACCGATACTTAATTTGTATGCTCCAGAAGAAAGTCCAATAAAGTATCCAATCCCCGTATTAAAGTCAGTCTGCCCACCTCTTAAATTCGTTTTAATTACAGCAGTTCCATCTATCAAGAACTTGATATTTGCATCGGCCAAGGTCTGACTAGCCTCGCAAGCGTAGAAACCTGTATTATTCATCAATAGTCCCGCCGATTGAGCCGACCCATCTCCTACTGTATTGGAAGTTCTTATGACCGCGTTTGTATTTACCTCAAATGTTGTATTGATAATTGTTCCACTAGCAAACGTAGGAGCAGAACCGTCGGTAGGAAGATCGAACGTCTTTCCTAAAACCGAGTCATACCCCCTCAGTCCTGCCGTATCCATAATCACTCCACTACTTCCCTGAGCCACCGTTTCAGAGGTTTTGATAGTAGATCCATATAAAGCGTCACTTTTAATAGTAAAACCTCCTATTGACCCTGCTATCGCTGTAATCTCGCCCGTGAGTGCGTCTAGTTTGAACTTCTGCGAACTCGAAGCTAGTCCGTACAGCCCTGTTGCATCTAGGAATAATCCCGTTCCAATACTTGCATCAGAAGGTGGAGTTGATCCAAAAGAAAGATAAGGATTTAACCCACTATACATCTTAATTCCCGTTGAATACAAACTGTTTGAAGTGATACTCCATCCCCCGATAGTTCCTGAAGCCGCCGTAAGTATTCCCAAAGACGTCACACTAAATATGTCCGAAAGTGACAATCCAGATGCACCAAAATACATTGTTCCCGACGTGTTGAAAGCTCCAGTAGAAAGAGAATCCGTAGATATAGTCCAGTTAGCTATCACTCCAGCCGTAGCGTAAATAGTACCTCTTACTATCGCATCATTGACTTCTATTGTTCCATCTCCTCTAATCCTCCAACCGCTCACTCCTGTTATAAAGTTAGAAGTCCCTATATCTTCGTTTGGATTTAATGCACTTAAATTGAGGTGTTTAAGATCGAAGGCACCTACTGGGGTTGTACCTGCGATAACGCCAGGTGTCGTAACCGGATTCGTCAAACCACCCGAACCCGTGGAACCTGTAGAAGCACCAGCAGAAGCTATACTCGCCCCCGAAGCCGTTGTATCAAGATTAGAATCTACATCATAAATTCTTCTCTCGAGAAATTCATCATAATTTAAGTCTGCATAATCAGGCATACTTTTTGGTTGTAAGTCTAGGGGTTAAAGATATTCCTTCGAATTTGAACGGAGCTTGAGTTGAACTTGACGAGAACTTGAACTGTAAAAATCTTGAATCCCTTGGATTGACGTTTACCTCTTGTTCATCCTTCCCAATCGAAAAATTTGTGTCCCATTTTTCCGAATGTCGTCCCTTAATACTACCCTTCAAATTCTGCGCCCTACTTGAATAAATAATAATCTTATCGACATACTTCCGATCACTCGGTACACCAAAATCTGTCTCAAAGGTGAATTCAGCACTTATAGGGTTTCCGTTGTCTGTATAAATCGCATCCCCCTCTCTCGCTAATTGATAAACTAAACCCGTACCACCTGCATAAACTCTTTCGATATCACTCACCTTATGTTTAGCATAAATAGTGAACGAATTTGCGTATGAATAAATCGTGAACGTATTGTCAAACATCGCATATCTGATCTCACAATTTGAATAAGTTCTTCCGTCAACTATTATCGTTCCAGCATAAAGTTTATAAAACTCATTCTCTTCGTCTATTCCAAATACATCATCCTTATTCTGAATTCCTTTTAACCATTTATCGATCGGTCTTGAAATAGTTTTAACACTTGATCCATTATAAGCATAAATCTTATTCTTATACTTATTATAGAAAAATGTTACATTATCAACTGTAGCGACCGATCTATGAGAAGTCGTACCAGCACTGGCTAAATCAGAAATTCTGAATCCGTCCCAACTATGAAGAGTGGATTCTTTAAATATAAGAAGTCTGTTCAAGGCTTTATTATTATGCAATGAACTCCCTCCCTCCCCATTAGTTGTATAAACTGTCTCGTAATCATCAGTTGTGTTCCAGGTTATAGTCGTTCCCGCCATGTCTGGTATAGAAGAACGATAAAGAATCGATCCTTTCAAAATATAAACCTGATCATTATAAATCTCTATAAAGTCTCCGGTAGGAGCATTTAATACATTTCCAGTTGTTGCATAAGTACCTCCATCTACTAAGGCTGTCGTTAAATAAGTCGATCCATCACTACCAACCATGAACAACTGATCTATAAATACTCTAAACTCAGGTTTAGCATTTGCTAACAAACCTCCTTGTACTGAAGCCCAAGTACCTGTATTTCGTTTAATTGTGCCATTTTCATAACAAAATAAATATTCGGTACCACCCGACACGTCAGGATAGCTGTGAAGTCCGTTGACTACACTAGAACCCGTACTACCACCGAAACTTGCATATCCCAATCGTTGGGTTAATGAACCAACCTCCTCGCCATGTACATTGATAGATTGAATAAGTTGATTAGCTCGTCTTAAAAAAGAACTCGTTTTTGTTTGTAAACCTCCTGAAAATTCAATCAAATCGACCGCCATGTTAATATGGGTTAGTGTAGATATCTCTCGGACCGATCCTTATTTCCTTATAATCAGGATCAGATACTACCAAATTCTCTAAATCATTTATCCATTCAGCTTTTCTCGTCAAGATTTCATCTGTACTCAGTTTTCTTCTAATAGCTAGTTGCCAATTTAAGTATAAATAGCAATCTTCAGGCCAGTTGAACAAGGTTGTATCAGCATCATTTATTAAATCAACAAACTTCCTCCAGTATTCAACGTAAAGATTCCTTCCATCATAATTTGAATTAGGTATAGGCCATAATTTAATTTGGTAAGTTTCCGTATTAACCAAGAATTTAACGGGTTGACCTTTATTAGATATATGCCAAACCTCTAAGCCTACGACATGTGTGGCAGTGATTCCTGTAACCCCTGTGAGTTGATTAGCGGTAATACCAGTGTAAGCTATACTATCACCCTCGATATGAATAGAACCAGCATCCGTGAAATCTGAAGCATCATCCACATCTACGGTAACATCTGCCAACCCGATAGCTGTTGCTAGTCCACTTCCAATGCTATCGTAAGTCAAAGTATTGTAGATTGTCTGATCGATTTTAGTAAGAATAGGTTGATTATAGGCTTTAACCGAAATAATTGAATCTCTGCTTTTATCCTGAATATCACTAGGTAGATCGTAAGCCTCCTGATCTTCAACCATATCGGTGACTTCTATCCCTATCAAGACACTCCAATATTTTCTTCTTTTAGAAAGTTCTCTTTGCCACCTGTTAATAGATCTATTCAACCAATCGTCAGTAATCAAATCGTCAATCTGCTCATTGAACATTGATAAAAACTCTTTCTTAATCTCACCCCTTGAATTCGGAGTAAGTCCACTGGAGGCGACTGGATCTGAATAAGGTGAGTACGTTGTCGTCTCTTCATGATAATACCTTGCATAATAATAATCGTAAGCAGTAGAGACTTTAATTACATTGAACCCGTGTGCTACATCAATATTAATCGTATCTATAAGAGTCGGAGCAATATCATCCGCCGTGTCCGATCCATAGATTGCTACTTGATTAAATCTAATTAAAGTCACTTTTGTACCGTACCCGTGAGGGAATACACAGGCGCTCGTAGTCACCGCCGTCCCGTAAACCACAACAGCATTTATCTTTACTATTTCGGTTGTTTCCCCCCCTGTATCCCCTAAGATTAGATAATCACCGTCTGTCAATCCACTATTATCTGCGAACGTTTGAGAAGTACCTAGAGCAGCGATTGGTGCTGTCAAATGAGTAGATGGATTACCTTCTATACTAGGAAGTGCAATCTCTACTACATCATCCAGAACTGATTTTATGCTTGGCGTTTGCGTACTCATATTTTATTGTTTAAATTATTTAATTTTTACATCCTAAGTCACCTCGAGATCATTTATTTGTTTCTTATGAGATATTTAACGTCATCTTTCACCTCCATTAAAGTGATATAAAGTCCATCAACCTTTTCATTTAACTTAGAGATTTCACTTATTGCCATTTTGTTTTCCTGAATCCATTTAGTATTGTTGTCTATCTGTGCTACATAGGAATAGGTTGTGTTTAGAAAACACAGGAGAGTCACTACTAGGCTTGCCAACACTCCTAGTTGAATCTTGACAACGTGTTTATTTATGAATTGCACCATTAGATTATGTTAAAAAATTAAGCTGTTGCTACTAATGTTCCGAATATATAAACCGTTGCTGTTCCAGAAGTTCCGCCATCTGCTTGAGTTAGTTTTACGTAAACTGTTCCAGCACTTCCTAGTCCCATTTCGTTGGCACTTGAAACGCTTTTTTGTTTACCAGCAGTCGCCGAATAATTTAATTCGATGCCAATATTATTATATTCTGCACTATTCGCACCAGCAGTAAGCACTCCATTCCCTGACAGAGTATCAGCCGTTTCCGTGACAACAGTTGCGAAAGCATTGATAAGTCTATACCCAGTAGGAATAACTGCGGTAGTGGCGACTGCACCAGTTGTTTTTAAATCAACTGCACCTGTCGCTGTCCGTCCGAGATAAGATACTCCTGAAAACTGATTAAGTGCCGCATCTGGTTCTGTCGTTACAGCAAAGACTTCTGTGTGTATTCCTGCCGAAGCAAAGTCAAACTTTTCCATATCAGTTACAAACTCCTCGTCAGCGTTCAAAGCCAACCAAAGCTTCGGGATTCCATCAGTTGAACGGTATTTGAAAATATAATCACTTTCGTTTAGGTCATCTTCGTCTAATCCAGAAACATTATCAAAAATAGTTATTGCATCTCTGTCGTATGATTTAATCGAAACATCGTCAAAGTAACAGGTTTCTGTATCAGCAGAAGGTGAAAGATATATCACTGTCACCGTTCCATTGTTCGGAGAAGGCAAATTATCCAGAGTTACTTGAGTATAAGCTACTGCGTTTGTTTCTAAATACATATCAGCTGTTGGCCAACCACCAAGATTAGCCCAAGCTCCTGCAACGAAATCATACCCTTCTGTTCCTGCTCCTGGTGCTCCATTGGAAATTAATAGTCGTGGTTTACCTGTTCCGTTTTTACACCAGAAATCTACTTTGAATGTTTCTCCTGCGATTGCTTCTGTTTGATAAAAATAAATAGCGATTGGATTTGCTCCACCGTCATTTCCAGTTGTTAATTTAACTGAGTAAGTTCCACCATGTATTTCTGTATCTTCTCTATCCAAAGAAGTTCCTACTCCTTCTTCGCCGAAATCTTCATCAGTAAAGTTTGTTAGAGTATTAACATCAGTCCAAATTTCTAATCCACTATCTGTATATATCTCATTACTAAGAACTGGAGTTGCTGGAACAGTTCCAGACACCATGCTTTTCCCGGCAGGGACTTCTATATCCCAAGTGGAAGCAGGCGTGACCGAAGCCCCGTCTATCTTCCAAAAATTTGAATTCATTCCACCCATAATAATTTTGGTTAAATGTTATAAATATCCTGCACTTAGAGTAATTGTTGCTCCAGGTGCTCCTGCTCCAGTTGCCGTTGAGGTAACAGCATAAGTAATAGCTGTGCCAAACTTCATTGGAATTATGTCCATACTGTCGTACATAGCTCCTGCTGGAACTGGTATGACATATTTAGGAGTTGTCGTTCCAACAGTTACACTAATTGCTGCTAAATCAAATAATTGAACGTATACCTTTGCTGCTGGATCTGCGTTGTCTACTGTGAGTTTGTAAAGATTTCCTGCTCCAGCTTTGATTACTTGTGCGGTTTCATCTGCATCTGCATCGAAGATCGTAGAAAATCCCACGTTACCAGTCGTTGCTCCAACCGTTACTTCACCAATCTCCACCGAACCTCCCTGAACTGGTGTCTTGACCGAATAGGTTGCTGTATCTGTGTCTGTAATAATTGCTCCAGACAAACCCCATATACACCCATTATCATGATCCACGTAGTATTCTCCCGGAGTAGTTAACATCGCAGTCATCGCAGTAAATTTCTCTGCAAAAGTCTTTTTATAAAGACTGTTAATGAAACTCTGTCCTGGCGTCCTAACGAGAGTAGTCAAACTTGTCCCCGCGTAAACTACACTCGTATCCAAAGAGTTACCTACCGTATTTTTCAATGAATTCAATACCCCGTCATATGCGAGTTTTGCGTAGATCAAAATCCCAGCAGCTTCCCCCGTTGCTAAAGTCTTGGTCCCAGCGTTGTTGTAGTAAAAAACGAGTGGATCCAATGCAACGTCATAGACTTTGGATGAATTGTCCATTGAATCTACTGGCATAGGCGTTTCAGCCCTGATATCATCTTGATTTCCTAATAGTGTCATATAATTGATTGTTAATAGTTAGTTAATCCCTTCATGGGAGGGATGAGCTTTTCAAGGCTCACCCCCTTCCCTCCTAAAAGCGATTAAGCTTTAGTTGGATATACTGTGAAGTAATACGGAGTTCCCGCAATACTTATTTCAATATCTTTTTGCGCACCTGACAAACCTGATGGTGCAGCATTTTTCAAGTTAGTTACCACACCTCCATTTGCTCCAGTACCTGTGAACGTGATCTTTGAATCATTAACCGTCAAGATCAAATCACCGTCGGTCAATGTTACATCACCACTTGTGAGTAAAATATCTCCTGCGGTAAGCGTAAGTGCAGCAGTTCCGGTTGCGTTTCCAGCGATCGTAGTAGCACCATATAGTCCTACTTCGAATACTGTAGCAGCGCCGTTGTTACAGTTGATGAAGTTCCCCGTAGTCATTCCAGCGGCAGAGGATGTTAACTTAAGAACATCTCCCGTCGTCACTGAATCAGCCACGAAAGAAACTCCGACTCCCGCCACATTAGCTGTTGTTACCGTTAATCCAGCCTCATCTGCTGTATTCACAAGAACAATTGAACCTTCAGAGAGGGTAAGATCACCTGCTGTAAACACCGCGTTACCAGCCGTAATACCAAAGACTGTCGTAGCTGCGTTACCAGCGATTATTGTTGTACCGTAAAGTCCAACAGAGAAATCGCTAGCCGCTCCGTCATAACAATTGATATACAATCCGACAAACGCATCTGCTGTTGCATCTAAGTGAAGAATTGTACCAGAAGTGACACCGTCTGCATTGATATCGACCACGATTCCAGTTGTTACTGAATCCGCTACAATTGTGAATGCTGATTCGTTAGCTGTATTTACGATGAATACTGAACCTTCGCTAACTGTAATGTCACCGCTTGTAACAGTAAGATTTCCAGCAGTTAAAGTGAGTACGTTCGTACCTGAAGCCAAACCTGTCAATACCGTTGCGCCATTCTCCCCGATACTAAACGCAGCAACTCCTCCGTCTTGTTCCCAACCTCTTAAGTAATAACCACCCGCTAGAGTTGTGTTACTCAAAGAAAGAGTAACCAAAGCGCCAGTTGTTAAAGAAGTTGAACTGAAGTGAACTGGACCTGCATCAGTAGCATTCCCGTAAGTCGTTACAGTGTTGTTTACGAAAACTAAACCGTTAGCGACATTAGAATTATCAGTGAAAGTAGAAGTCCCGTCTGAACTTACTAGTCCGGTCGAGGCTGTTAATACTCCCGTGATAGTTGTTGCTCCTGTTACCGCTAATGTTCCAGACATTTTTACACCCTCACCTGCGTCAGTTGTTACTATTTCAAGTATCCCAGCTTTCCCTGCAGTATCAAATGATAATGCGGAAGCATTGTTGTCAATCAAATCCCAATCAATAGCACCACCTGTTGTAGTAACATCACCAGTATTAGTAATGCCTACGCAAACTAAAGCTCCAGTTTTACTGAAACTCCAGGTACCAGATGTACCATTAACATCTTTACCTGTTCCAGAATTAGTGATCTGAAGCAAGTCTCCTGTTACTACTCCGGAAGTAAGTGTTAAACCGTCTCCCGTAGCATGGGTGAGATTAAAAGTAAGAGTAGTACCATTAATCGTGAGATTCTTATCACTTGCGTATAAGTCATCCCATGAATTCACACCTGTTCCTCCTGTGAAGGAAGCCCATGTTGTTCCATTCCAATATTTAGGCGTAGTGCTTTGGAAAGCAAATGCACAAACATCAGAAGTTAGATCAGCCAATGCAGTCGGTTGAGCGAAAGCTAGAAAACCATCCGTATTACCGTTACCTTTGAGGTAAAGATTACGAGCAGTATTCCCTTTCTTCCCATTGATCTGTTGGCATAGTTCTTTTCTTGCAGCCATAATTTTGCTTGTTAATATATAGTTTCTCAGACGATTTACTTAGCCCGTAAACCATAGAGTGCAATTTGAGGAGGGTAGGAAGGAGGAAAATTGCATAAACCCCTCTTCGCCTAAGCTATCCTACCCAATTATTACTAAGTATTTGTTCCATTTGCAGCAACCCATGATCTCATGTTGTTAGCTCCACGGTCAGCAAAGTAATAAACTTGTCTTCGATACTCTTGAGTATCATAATCGAGTTCCGCTGGTAGCATGTTTGGTTTTTCTGACCACCTCCACTGAAGACCGAACTTATCGTTCTTTTTAGAAGAGTCAAATGCATACCAATATGCATCATTGTCTAGATACTTTAAAAAGAGAGCTTTTGGAAGACCAACTTTAGCAGCTCCATCATTTTCATCACCTCCTGGGATGTAATTTCTAGAGATAGCTCCCATCAATTCTTCGTATCTATCCTGAACACTTGATCCTTGCTTAGCGATTAACGTATCAAGATTGATTCCTAGAGGAAGACCTTTACCATTTACAATTGCCGTAGCTGTCTTTCTTGCAGCCTTAAGAGCGTCGTACTCAAAATCCATATTGTAAGTCGTCCCATCATAAACAATGTTATTCCAAGCTGTTCCACCATCCTCACGAGTGTGTGAAGCTGAGAAGTAAGCTGTTGCGTCTCCACCTGCTGTTGATACTGACTGATTGTCATCATCATTGTAAGCGGTTCCCCAACCGTTGTTCAACATATCTGCCGCGCAGATTTCGATGTTGTTATCTACTGCGTCCATCATTCCTTCCACGAAATTTGTTAGCTTACGAGCTTCAAATCCAAATTTCCAAGCATGTTGAGTAATCTTATCACCATAGAAATACTTCTTCTGTGTGTAAGTCTTATCAAATCCTTGAATTGGAGCGTCATAGATAACACCTGCGTTCTCGGATGCATACTTAGCGCGTCCACCTCCTACTATTGAACTATCCTTATCGTAATACGAAGATGTATTCTCCACCGTGAAATACTTTTCCATCTCCCTAGGAACGTTGGCTCTCTGAACGAATATCTTTTGAATATCCTCAGCGATCAAGTCCCCAAACTGTCCTAATGTTGCTGGTACTATAGGGGTCATAATTTTAAATTGTTAAAATATACTAATATTAAGATACAGCGGCGATATTTCTACCGATGAATCCTCTTTGTTTAGAAGTCCCCACGTTCACTATTGGAACGACTGTGACTTCATCGACTGCCTGTTCTGTCGTTGTGTTTGCTACCGTTGCAGCATTCGTCAAAATAGAACGTTGGCACAACTGATCTGCTGCCGTTGCGTTAGTGCAATCCCATTCCCACAACTGATCTCTCAATGGAATTAGTTTAACCACACCCGCTGCTGCCCCTGCAGTCTCGATTGATACACCTGCCAAATCCTCGTTAAGAAGAGCCGCAGTTGCAGGAATCACTACATTGTTTGTGACATCAAGAACGCAGAGATCACCAGCCACAATGCCACTTGACACAGCGACCGGAAACTCATACGCTTCTGACTGTCCACTTCTACATATAAACATAATTGTAAAGGTTTAAGAAATAATTTTTTCCTTTACAACTTGGTTTTCTTGAACTATTTAAGTACCTTTATAATAAGGTTTTTTCTTAAGTTGTTCATCAATTTCTTGAGAAAACTGTTGTTGTTCAGGAGTTTGTTTCCTCGTTGGGATGGAAACTTCCCCTGACGCACGGTTTCCCATTTTAGCTTGCTCAGCTAGATTGGCTTTCGCCATTCCTATCGACTCTCCTCTAGCTTGAGCGATTCCACTGTCATTATTTAAGTTGTTGTGTGCCTTCTTTAAGATACTGTACCAAACTTTTGGATCAGATGGGCTCGTATTGTAGTAAGTTAATTCCTTCTGCAATGCAATCCATCTTTTATCAGATTCTGGATCCCCAGGTTTATTATATCCAGGATGTTCAGTCAGAAACTTGTTTAGAGAATCTTCCTGAGTTTGAGTATAAGTTTTGACCTGATCCTTTCTATCTAACTCCTCACTAGTAACAAATCCTAATCTCTTGGCCAACGCGTTAAATGCAGCTAAATCTTGCTCGTTAATAGGTATTCCTGCGTCCTCTTGCTCTCGTTTGGCTTTCTGTAGATCTTTTAATTCTTCCAGTTCAGCCTTGAGCCTCAGAGCTTCAGCTTTTGAACCTGATAGTTGCTGTTTGTATCTTTCTTCCCTTTCATCTTCGATTATGTCATCTTCGATTACTTCGGTTTCTAATTCAACAGGTTCTTCAAGTTCAGTTTCAGTTACGTTGTCCTCGAGGGGGGTAACTTGATCTTCTATCTCCAGATCTGGAGGCGTTGAGTTGTCCAAGATGGGGTCAACGACTTGGTTTTCTTCAGTCATTTTTAATATAGTTATGCAATTTAATTAGTCTTACCTATAAAGCGATCTTTTGTAATCCTCCAAAGTTTTATCATTTCGCACTTCTTCTCCGATAGAAGGTAATTGGACACCTTTACTATGTGCGTTAGTTATAATATGTTCCTTAATTCTCTCTAACATATTGATAACCCTTGGCATTTCTAATTGTAGAGAAACATATCTGATATCTGGAGTAACATGCATGAATCTCATCGGGACACCATTCTCATCAACTGCCGGTTTCCTAGTAATATTATCATATTTCTCTCTTAACTCCTCTTTCCATTCTGTTGAAAACTGTTTAGGTATCTCAATACGCACCCCATATCCTCCGAAATCCTTTTTGTACTCCGTCCTACTGACTGGAAAGTAATTCAACCAGTTTCCGAAATTGATCTTCAACCAATCAATTACTGGTGGTGGTAACTCTAGATATTTATCCATTTTTACCTCTTCTTCAGGTTCTACTACATCTGATTCAGGAGTATAAACGTCCGTGACTAGAGTCGTCGGTTCTTTTGACTTCCTACACGTCATCATGTGACCTTTTAACTGAGTTTCCTTTTCGAACTCCTTTCCGCAATTTTTACATGCAAACATATTTGTTTGGTTAAGTTATTATCTTGATAATGTTCCCCAAGCATTTGTTCTTGTTCCCAACCGTTTCCGTGGTGCTATTCTTGTGACCGCCTTAATTGGGATTATTGGTTTGATAGGTCTGATCGGCATTGGACGGAAATTCGGTCCTACTGGTTTCATTGGTTTCATTGGACGGAAATTCGGTCCTCCTGATTTCATTGGTTTGATTGGCATTGGACGGAAATTCGGTCCTACTGGTTTGATCGGCAGACGTTTCTTTATAGCCGTCTTCACTAGTTTTCTTACTACCCTTGCTCCTAATTTCATATTATATGGGTTAAAATATAAATCCTGATTTAGTCATTCTGACTCCTGTTGCTCCCCCTTGTGAATCGAGATACTTTGTTATATCTATTGTGAATACTACCATTTCATCTTTCTTAATATCTTTGTAAGCTTTAACTCTTACTTGTGCTTTACCACTTCTTACTTCTCTCTCATCTATCATCGCAAATGTCTTTTCTGCTTCACCTTCTGGCATACATTCCTTAACCGCCCAGGCCAAATCGTTCACATTTATCTTTGCACTCTTGCCTTCTATCTCTATCTCTACTAGTCTATCTCCTGTTTTCTTTAGACTGACTTCCTTTCCACCTCCTGCAATTTTATACATATTGAATTAGTTATTTACAATAAAATCTTATTGAATCTTCTATTTCCGCCACTAGATCTCTCATTTTATCTCTCTTACCTAGGTTATAAGAGTTGACGTGCGGGTCGGGACTGAAATCAAAGTCACTGCCTTCAACTATCTTCTCCTTCAACACTTCCATTAAGATAGTGAATGCTCCCGACTGATACGCTTTTTTTACTAAATCTTTATCTATCATAATTGTGTGGCTGGTGATTGGACTCCTGGTTCAATCTGCGGACCTCGTGGTTGCATCTGTTCCATATTAGCTTGCATTTCTGCTATCTTAGTCTGATCCATCTCATCTTGTGTACCTAATTGCGCTTGCTCTTGCTCCATTTGGCCTTGCTCCATTTCACCTTCCTGTCCAGCCACTTGCTGTGCCTCTTCTTGTTCCTGCATAATATCATCCTCAGTCTTTAACCAATCTTCAGGTTTTTCTTTACGACTCTTTAACAATCTTGTATCAGCTTTGAATGCATCCACGTAAGGTGATTTAGCAATCAACCCATAGGTCTCTGCTGTTCTAGCTTCAGTCAAACTTTGACTCACTGGTATAGTAGAGAATGCTCTGACCCTGACATCATATTCTCCCTCAACCTCTACTGGAAGAATCTCCATCAACTTGTCGCTTTTATCATTTTCATATTCACCTTTCTCGTCTTTTTTAATACCTAATCTTTCCTTTCTGAATTGGTTTCTATAGACCTCGCCGTTCTCCATCTGAGGAAATTTCTGAGCAAATTCTATATTATCCTCACCTAAACTCTCTTTAGCTGCCATAAACTCTTCATGTAACTTAGGATCGATCACTGCTCCGAACTCGTTCACAATCATTTCGGTCTTTTGCGGTCGACCATATATCAACTGGATTAAATCAATTCTTAGACGACCTTGTCTTTCTAATGCGAACTCGATGTTTTGTAGAGGTGTCTGTAATCTTCTGAGTCCGGCCTCTCTATTAAGTACAGCTTCGCCCAAAGTCTTACCAACCTGCTCACCTCCCAAAGCTTTTGTGACCCCTGAGTACTCATCCGCTCTATCCTCAATGTATTGAATCAATTCGAGTACCATCGAATCTGGTCCAGGTATCTTAGGAAAATTAATCTTATCTGAATCTCTCAACTTTTTAAGTTTAGGTTCGAGAATCATATCACTATCTGTAACGTTTCCCGATCCACCATAGAATCCTGCTCCACTAATAGATAGTATAATCTGATTCTGAGTCATATTTACTACTCTGTTCAACATCTCATCCGAATTTTCTAAGATCTCGGGTAAACCAAGACCGTAGATTGTATGCTCATTCCTCATCTTCCACATTGCTGTGACTAGACTTAATTTATTGTTCAAAAGGATCTCGTCCGAAAGTAGAACTAATCCGTCGGTCACGACCTTCTTATTACTCTCCTCGTCCTCATAGAACCATAGCCTGACCTTATTACCTGGAATATCATTAGCTATATCAGCCTTATCGCTGGCATAATCAGAATCATTGTTTCCGTCAGTAGGAATCAATGCTGTAACATTAGGGTACTTTTCTTTGGGAAATTCTAGTAATAAAGTGGAATAGTCATAACATTTTGTCCAAGCACAATCTCTGATTGAACTCTCGTCATAAGGTTTCGCTCTATTATCTATCCATACATCTCTAATAGGTAAAGTCTCAAAATAAGCTTCGTCATTATCAATAAGTTCTTTCGTCTCGGTAATATGCTGACCCAGATCCGGATCGTAACTTATAATTTTAGGAACGGTTCTCTTTCTGTATCTATGATATTCTCTGCCAAAAGCCGAACCATACTTAGCCACGGTATTAATGAACTTGATCAACTGCTGTCTCCCCTGTCCCTTATCCCAACCTAAACCGTACAAAGCTTCTAGTATTGCTGTTTTTGTTTCAAACTTCTCAGAACGAGCCACCAACTCAACCTCGGGATTCTTAGCGGCTATAATCGAGACAGCTGTATCTATTTTCGCTAAAATAAGAGGGTGACTGTTATTAGCCATCCATGATTGCATCTCTGTATTATAGAATTTGTGAGGTAAACTGACGAAATCAGCGAAATCCCAGATGTCCTCAATTGATCTCGCATCTGGACTCTGATCATAAGGATTAGCCATCAAACCAGACCGATGAGTCTTAAGATCCTTAATTCTAGCCATAACATCTAGAACTAGCTTGGAAACCTCCTTGGAAGGTTTATACTTAGTATTCTTAATTTTGTCTTGCGGTAATGGCATAATAGAGCATTAAAGAATCGAACTTTAATGGCTGCATCATGGCTAGTCCATTTATTTATTGTATTATACACCGTTTTAATTTAAAAGTAAAACTAAAATTTAATACTTTCAAGAACTATCGTCGCTCCATAAGGTTTTCCCTCTTTAAATTCTATCTCTATTCTACAAAACGGATGAGTCTGTGCAAATGCAATCAGTCGTAACCAATGAGAATCAGAGATTATTACACTAGGGTTGATGATTATTTTTTCCATTATGAATATGAGTAATGTTTTTTATATCCAGTATTCTTAGGTTTGTTCCAGGGAGCAGTGGGGTCATTAGCGTACAAATTAGGGACCTCCGGTCTCTCTTGTACGGGTATCTGTGGAAGACTCATCAACCCCATCCTCATTGAATCACAACAGTGATCCTCCCCCGCTTTCTTGAGATCTTCCGGTTTATGGTTATCATGTATTTGTAAAGGTATAGTTCTGATCAGATTAGTACAAGTATTGAATATCATCAGTGTTTCTTCTTGTAAGTACTTTCTGACCAGGTTCCATCCTGGGATCCTTTCTTTGTTAGCCTGTGTAATCGGGACCCCGTTGTCACCCATTATATTGTATCCGTACTCTCCTGTGTCTCTAGTGGCGGCAAACATATCCCAATCGGCCACTGTATAATCGAACTGTTCTTTCAGACTCATATCCAGAATCTTCTCTGCTAAAGGTTTATAGAGCAATCCATTCTTGTATAACTCTCTGTAGATATAAACATTCCCGTCGTAATCTACTGCGTACCAGAGGACTGCAGACGGTGCTTCGTATCCATAATCAATTGATCTGAACTTGATCCATCCTGGAGGTATTTCGAATGGTTCGATAACATGTTTATCTTTGGAAAACTCTGGGAAGTATTGCCCTTCGAATATATCCCAATCACCATCTAAGAAAGCTCTTCTCATCTTCTCTGGTAATCCTTCCAATTGTTTAGCGTAACTCTCTGGAAGATATTTATTATCTGAAGCTCTTGATCTAACAAACGTGAAGTCATTCGGATCGAACCTTTCATCTTCGAAGTTTCTATCTATCCACAACTTCTTAACCCAACCGTGTCCTATTCCCCCCGGGTTACTTGCAGTTATGAATTTAGTATTTTCTATTCCAGGCCATCTTCTTCTAAGATTGAGAAAGTCAAACACGACTCTTTCGTTCATAGTAACCTCATCAACCAAAATTGACGCAAATTCACTGGACAAATACTTAGAAGGATCATCCAAGTTTCTAAATGCTATAACTCCCGATCCATACTTTTCATTTAAAGTAAACTCGTGGTTACTTTTATTAAGTGTCCCCAACCAAGCAGGGAACTCATATTGTATTTTTGAAAGATGTCTATCGTTTAAAGCGACGTAATCCTCACAGAACAATCCTACTCTTATTCCAGGCTTCTCAATCTGTTGTGCATACTTCATCAAAAGCCAAACTGCTATCCACCGAAGGAAGTAACTTTTACCTCCTCCAACCGATCCACCGAAAAGTATATAAGTGTAATCTTCTACCGCTCTAGCGGCTTCCAATTGCTTATCCTGAAATTGACAAAAATCGAAGAAGTTTTCATTGATCATTTATGTTTTTAATTCCAAGTAAGAAACCGATTCCCTCTATTTCAACTTTAGTTTCAGTTCTCCCCAGTTTAGGTTTAACAAACTCTGCCCAGAACTCCATTCTATTCATAAACGATTCTTCCGGCTTAGATAATTCCTCTCCATCACTAAGACCTTCTAATTTCCCCGCATACTTACTTATACCTCCACTAGCAATAATACCAAAAAACTCATCCATCATATCCTTCTTTTCTTTCTTGGCTTCTATTCCTTTTTTCCACAATGAATTACCTTTTGGAAATGGCATGATGTATTATTTACTTTATATTATTTTATGCTACTTTACTCTTCTATGTCTTCTAGTCCCTCTTCTTTAGAGAATCTTGGTTCGTCATTTCGTGAGTGAGCTTTACCTATAGCTTTTAATACCCCGAGTAATAGGGTTTTGAGTTTCATACCTTCTTTGGTCTACCTAGCGGTTTCTTTAATTTAACTTCTTTCTTGACTTTCTTGTTTACGGTAAGCTTTTCCCTAACTTTAACGTTATTCAGGATTATATCGCCACCTTTAGTAATACCAATCCCTTTCATTGGTTTCCAAGGAGTGGGGCCATCATCCTTAGCTTCTTTCTTGATCTCCTTCTTGATTTGTTTCGATTTAATTATCTTTGGCTCAAACTCCCTCACTCTAGTCTTTCTGATAGAAGTACCCTTCAACTCACGATCTTTCACCACGTCTACAGCTTCTTCCAACGTATCAAACTCGCCGATAATCATTCCTAAACTACTTAGTACATATTTAAACATAGTTATTTGGTTAAACAGCTTTTTCTAATAGTTCAAACAATGCATCAGCTTTTGACGCATCATATGAATCCTTTCCATCTTCATTTTTAACAATGAACAACAGAGGAGCGACTTTAGAGAATAGATTAGTCACGTTCAAGTATACTTCGTTATCGAATGTAGTGACAATTTCTTTGTTATTTTCTTTTCTATAAGTTTCCATTCTTTGATTGAAATCTTCGTTTATATCATCTAAAGCTTTGACGAGATCCTTAATTTCTAATTCTAGTTTTTTCTTGTCTCCCCCTTTTGTTAATTCAAGTTCTTTTTCGTTCTTCTGTATGGTAAACTTCTTAGCATCCTCTCTCAATACGCTAAGAAATACCTCCACACCATCATTGTAAGGTTTCATAGCAATCTTAATAACTCTTCTAAAATTGGACAATCGTCCAGCATCTAATACTTCCCCTGGCGGGATAACCGCTGTTAATGCAAATAAAGCGTCCAGTTCCTGCGGTTTAGCTTTGAGTATTTTTGCCATTTTGTTTGGTTAGCAATTATTTATTTGGTATTGATTTAATAGTGTGTGGGGTAGAACCCCTTGGAACTACCCCCGAATAACCCTGCCCATAAACAGTCATCCAAACCGTTTGAAAGTATTGTACACTGACCCGGGGTGAAAGTAAACATAAAATTTTCCTGTTTTAATTAGTTATAAGTGAAATTATTTTACTGGCAATTGATCCAATCTGTTTCGAATCTTTCTTTTCCTCTATTACTGGTGGTTTAGGAAAATCCCCATTATAAGC